CATGGCCGCAGGTATCGGTGCCATCGTCCACATCGTTGCCGTAGGGACGGTCGGCGGTGGTAAACAGGTCGCCGTTTTTGGCGTTGTCCTCGTTGAGCTTCATAGAGCCAAAGTCCGTGCCGGTGAAGATGAGGAACAGGCTCATCACGATGGTGAGCAGGGCATAGTAGTTATAAGGAATGGTGCGCAGGAACATGGTAAAGCCGTTGATGCCGGAGCCTTCCGGCACGCTGGAAGTGACCGCAGCTGCCCAGCTGGACACCGGCGCAATGATGCACACGGGTGCTGCGGTGGCATCGATCAGGTAGGCCAGCTTTGCGCGGGACACCTTCTGCCGGTCGGTGACGGGGCGCATGACAGAGCCCACGGTCAGGCAGTTGAAGTAGTCGTCCACAAAGATCATCACGCCCAGCAGCAGGGTGGCAAACTGTGCGCCCGCCCGGCTGTGGATGTGGGTGGAGGCCCAGCGGCCAAAGGCTGCTGAGCCGCCCGCCTTGTTCATCAGCGCCACCAGAATGCCCAGCATGACCAGAAAGGCCAGAATGCCCACGTTGCCGGAGTCCGACAGCTTGGTGATCATGCCGCCGTCCTCGTTGAAGAACAGGGTGTTCAGCGCCAGCTCAAGGTTGCCGTTGGCATACAGCAGCGCACCGGAGGCAATGCCCACCAGCAGTGAGGTGTACACCTCCTTGGTGTTCAGCGCCAGCACGATGGCAATGACAGGCGGCAGCAGGGAAAAGAAGGTGCTGTACACCGCACAGGTGTAGGTGGCGGGGTCGGCCACCTTGCCGGGGGTCACCGCCGTGCACCACAGCAGCAGGGCAAAGACGAACAGCGCCCCCACCCAGGATAAGTTTTTGTTTTTCATAAGCTCCTCATATCAAGTATCAGTCATTGTCTGCGAAAAAAGCTCCGGCGTATCGGGGCGCAGGCTGCGGGGCAGACTACCCACAGAAATGCAAAGGGGGTGTGCACCGTGCCGGATTACAAGGCCATGTACTTTGAACTGTTCCGCGCCAGTGTGCAGGCTGTGCAGCTTTTGCAGGACGCGCAGACCCGCGCCGAGCAGCAGCTGCTGGCCGCAGACTTGCCGCCGCTGCGGCTGGACGAAACAGACAAAAGCGACTCTTAGCCCTTTTTGGCCTCGGCCTTAGCGGCAAACTTTTCCTCAAAGATGACAAAGCGCTCGTGGGTGCCGCCGCCCACAGGGCCTTTCTCGTCCGCAAGCGTCACCTTAAAGGTCAGCTTGCGGCCCTCTACGGCAACCAGCTCACTGTGGCAGGTCACGGTCATGCCCACAGGGGTGGGTGCGGTGTGCTCCAGCTCCAGCTTGGTGCCCACCGTGCCGCTGCCTGCTTCCAGTGCAGGGGCAACGCTCTGCCAACAGGTCTTTTCGGCCAGTGCCACCAGTGCAGGGGTAGCAAACACGTCCAGCGTGCCGCTGCCCATGGTCTTTGCAGTGTTCTCTGCGCTCACGCGCACGCTCTGCTCGCCGCAGATTCCGGTTTCCAGCTTCATATACAGTTCCTCCTTATGCGTCCTTTGAACGCAGTTGTGTGATTTGTGCTCATACGCCTTTATAAGATATCACAAAACGCGCCGGAATGCACTATTTTTTGCATATTTTTTCAGAGAAGCTGTCCATTATCATTAAACGCACAGAGACTCAACTGAGTCGGCTGTGCGTTTTTTCTTTACTACAACCCCATCGGACGGAGGTGAGACTGACGGGAAAGTACCGCTACCTGACCTTCGAGGACAGGAAGAAGATCGAGGCGTGGCATCTGCTCGGAGATCGGCCGGTCGATATTGCGGCCCGCCTGAGCGTTCACCACACCACCATCTACAAAGAGCTCCAGCGAGGCGCGACCGGCACGCTGGACGCCAACCAGCGCGAAGGGTACAGCGCAGAGCTCGCCGAGAGGCGTCTGCGTGAGAGCTTCAAGCGCAGAGGTAAACGAGCACCGGCCGCACAGTAGCCAAGAACACCCGGCAGCGCCGGGCCGAAGAAAGGAGAGCCCAACATGAAAACGATCACACGACCCCGACGCTGAAAATGGACGAGCTGCGCACCCCCTCCGCGCTGCTCTCTGAAGCGATCCGGCGGTCGTGTTTCTGCTTTTCAGGGACTCGACACCACAAAGATCCCCGGCTCCGGCCGGGCCAAGACGAAAGGAGACCACCATGACACAGAAAGAGCTCGAGCAGAAGGTCATCGACGCCGAGGGCCGCGTGGCGAAGCGCGAGGCCGTACTCAAGAAGCACAACAGCCAGCTCACCAAAATGATTGAAAAAGGCGCCGACCGCTTCGACATCAGCATCAAGCGCGAGGACATCAAGAGCGCAACCTCCAAGCTGGCCGAGGCCCGCGAGACCCTCGCAAACTGGAAGGATAAGCTCAACACCCGGATCACCCGCGACGCCTACATCGAGGCAAACACCCCGGAGATCCTGAAGGACTTCCTCGAAAACTGGAAACAGCACGCGATCGGATACTACCGAGAGAAGCGGATCCGCTTCATCGAGTACCGCGAGGGCCTGAAGGCCAAGGAACGGGCCGCCCGGCTGGAGGCGCTTCAGACGCTCCCCTCTCTCGAGAAGTACCGCGAGCTCTACAAGGGCCGCGAGCTGACCGACTACGACCTCGCAAACCTCTGGCCGCGCCGCGACGTCGACGCCTTCCTGAGTGAGCGCGGGCTGGAATATCGCCAGATCCAGAAGAAGCTCCGCGAAGCGGGCGACCAGATCACGCTCAAGCTGCTGGAGATCCACAACGAGGACGAGCGCGAGGCATGGCTCGAAAAGACGATGGAAGAAGAAAAGCGGGCCAAGCTGCTCGACCTGATCGGCCGCATTATGAGCACGGTCGGAACCATCACCGACGCCGCGGCGCTCTACATAGGCCCCGAGGGCGACATCAACGGCATCATCGTCGGCACGGAGGGCAAGGCAAAGATCCAGACCATCGGCGCCGGCGGCTACAACATCCAGTGCTTCCACTTCAGGACGCTGATCCACGAGATAAAGTGAGGTGACGAGCATGAACACCAAAGCCATCCGGCAGCTCGCCGACGTCACGCTGGACAAGTACCGCAGCTCGATCCCCCGCAAAGCCTTCGAGGAGTTCGTGAAGGACATCATCGCCGGCGAGAACCGCGCGACCGCCTTCAGATACGAGGCGACCCCAATCTGCCGGGCCTCGTTCCCGTCCACGCTGGACGAGGACGACGCCCGCTGCACTGTGGAGGTCACGGTCTACCGGCTGAACGCCGTGGCCGTCACCGCCTTCCTGCTGGACGGGCCCGAGACGCTGCTGCGGCACATCGGGCTCGACGAGCGGGACACATACACCACCAAGCACGAGATCGACGACCTCGTCACCGTCGTGCACATCACCAGAGAGGAGGCGCCAGCATGGCAGCACTGAGAGACATCGCCCGAGACTTCGCCGCGGAGATCCGCGACGGCATCGGCTGGACAATCGTGTATCGCACCGGCCGCTCGTGGAACGCCCTGACGATCTGGAGCGACATCTGGAACGGCGAGTGGGAGACTGACGACCTCAACGACGCCATCGGGATCCTGAAGGCAGACCCGGACGCCGTCATCGTCAACGGCTACTACTGCGGCCACTTCGGTGAGGACATGACCATCGACGAGATCGCCGCCGGGATCCGCTGGCACTACGAAGGCGGCCGCAACCGCCTCGCGGACTATTGCGAAGTCACGCAAGGCCGGGACGCCATCGAGGAGGGCCGCAAGGCTGCCGAAGCTGCCGGCCTCCCGTTCTGTGAGCGTCTGACCGACGGAGGCGACGACGAGCTGAGCCCCTACGTCTACGACGGCAGCATGACGCTCGCCGATCGTGAGAAGATGCAGCAGGCCCGCGAAGCCTTCGAGAAGCTGGCCGACGCTCTGCGGGAAATCGCCGCCAAGCTGGCCGAGGCCCTGAAGCCGGTCATCAACGCCGTGCTCTCTGCCCTCAAAAAGCTCTGGAAGGTATCGGCCAAGGCCATCGGAGTGCCGCCGAAGTGGCTGCACCTCGCAGCTCGCGCAAAGAAAGCCAGAACCCGGAAGAAGTACCGCAACCGCATCCGGCGCTACGTTTTCGAGGCTCTGGCTGCGGAAGGAGGTGGAGGCCCATGACAGCCAAGTGCGTCGGCTGCGGGCTCGACTGGAACGTCAGCATCTACCAGAAGATCCCCCGCACCGGCTACATCTGCCCGCACTGTGAGAGCCGGCTCCGCGCCGGCGAGACCCTGCCAAACATTCAGGCCAGCCAGAAGGCTCGGCCGCAGAGAACGAAAGGAGCAACCCCATGAAAAAGATCGCACTCAAGAACGCCGCCCGCGGCACGGCCTTCGACTATGCCGGCCAGAGCTGGATCCTGCTGGAGAATGATGACGGCCGCGCCCTCTGCCTGAGCAAGGACACCATCGAGACCCGAGCCTTTGACGAGGGCAACTGCAACAACTTCGCCGTCGCCAGCAGCAAGGAATACCTCAACGGCGCCTACCTCGACAACCTGCTCGAGGACGTGAACGGCCCCAACGCCTTCCTGACCACGGAGCTCGACCTGACCACCGACGACGGCCTGAAGGACTACGGCACCTGCACCGTCACCATCTTCCTGCTGACGGTCGACCAGTACCGGCGCAACCGCGACGTCATCCCCAACGCAGACGACTGGTGGTGGCTGTCCACCGCCTTCAGCACGAAGTCTAACGGATACGAGTCACTCGCCCGCAACGTCAGCTCCGATGGCACGCTGCTCGGGGACTACGCCTACGGCGGCAGCCACGGCCTGCGCCCCGCTTGTTATCTGGACTCCGATCTCCTGATCTCCGTCGAGGACGACGAAGCCACCGACGACGTCACGCCGGAGCACGCCGGCGAGATCATCGCGGCGCTGGCTGAGCAGTTCGGCGGCACCTTCGCCACCGAGGATCAACTGACCACGGCCCTCTCGTTTATGCTCGGCACCCTGAGAGCCACCCGCGAGAAGGAGGCCCGGCATGAGTAACCTCTCCACCCTGTTCGACCGCTACAAGGCCCTCGTCGTATTTGATACCGAGACCAGCGGCCTCGACTTCGACAACGACCAGATCATCGAGCTCGCCGCCCTGCGCGTGGAGCGCACGGCCACCGGCGGCCTGCGGATCGCCGGCAAGATGGACACCTTCATCAAGCTGCCCGAAGGCGAGACCCTCCCGGAGAACATCGTCAGCCTGACCGGCATCACCGACGAGCGGCTCCAGACCGAGGGCGTGCAGCCGGCCAAGGCGGCCAGCCAGATCGCCAAGCTCATGCAGAACGGCCCGACCCTGATGATCGCCCACAATGCGCAGTTTGACGCCTGTTTCCTTCGTGGCCTGCTCCGCGGCCAGAAAGTCGGCCGGATCGACTGGCTGGACAGCCTGACGGTCTACAAAGACCGCAGGGCCTACCCGCACAAGCTCGCCAACGCGATCATCGCCTACGACCTCACCGGCAAGGTGCAGAACAGCCACCGCGCCATCGACGACGTGCTGGCCCTGTTCGAGGTGCTGAAGGCGATGGACGACGAGCGCGAGGATCTCGGCAGCTACGTCAACCTGTTCGGCTACAACCCCAAGTACGGCGTCAGCGGCCGCCGGATCGTGGGCGTCAGATATGAGCCGCAGAGCTTCAGCAAGGGCCTGACTCGCCCGGAGCAGACGCTCCCGGCCCGCGTGGCGCGGAGGTGACAGCATGAGCCCGGAGATCACGATCACGAGCGAGGAGCTGCGCGAGCGCATCGAGGATCGCCTCGACCGCTGGATCCCTGACGACGTCTGGAACCGTGCCGAGCCCTACGCCCGCCACAAAAATGAAGTAAACAGGCAGCGGCACCCCGAGATCGACTACTACGACAACGACTACCTCGTGCTGCTGACCGCTGACACCGTCCGAGAGACCGAGCTCAGCGACCTCACTCACGCCCTCTGTGGTCTGACCGTCGCACGGGCTCAGTGAAAGGAGAAACCAATGGAAACCACAAAAGAAAGGGCCGCCCGTTGCGACCGGGCGACCCATGCGAGAAGATCTAGCAGCCTGCCAGCATACGGATCCCGCACCGCAAGTATAACACGCCGGCGCCGCCGTGCCAAGAGGAAAGCCCTGAGAGCTGCCACGCTGGCCGCTGCCGTCCTTCTGCTGGGCGGCATCTCCGTGGCGATCTTCACCACCCCGGCCGGCAGCAAGCAGGAGACCGACATCCTGCCGCCGACCAGCACCGTCGGCGCATACATCCCGGACACCCCCGCCCCGGCCGCTGAGACCGTGGAGCCGACCGAGCCCGCCGTGCGCTACCCTCTGACCGACGCCGAGCGCGACGTCGTCGAGCGCGTGGTCATGGCCGAGGCCGGCGGGGAGTCCTTCGATGGCCAGATGCTCGTCGCTCAGTGCATCCTCAACGCAGCCGAGAAGCGCGGCGTCGAGCCCTCTGAGGCCGTCGTCCTTTATAGCTACACCAAGAGTCGGCCAGATCCCACGCAGCGTGTCAAGGACGCCGTCGCGGCCGTGTTCGACCGAGGCGAGACCGTCGTGGACGAGCCGATCCTCTACTTCTACAACCCCGCCCTCGTGACCAGCGACTTCCACGAGAGCCAGATCTTCGTCATCGAGGAAGGCGGGCACCGTTTCTTTGCAGAAAGGAGCACCAGATGAAACACCTCACCGAAATGAAGCCGGGCGAGACCCTGCACCTCCGCAGCGGCCGCGACCTCGAGCTCGAGAGCGTCACCCCTGTCACCTGCGGCGTGATGCTCACCTTCAACGTCACCGAGAGAAAGGAGCACAACAATGAGCGATAAGACCACCACGGCCCTCGCTGCCGAGCAGGCAGACGTCGAGGCCACCACCACACAGGAACCCGAGCTGCTGCCTGCTGCCACGCTGGACGAGCTGGAGCAGGTCGACCTCGGCACCGTCGCAGAGGGCGAGCGCGCCCCGTTCCGTATCACTGACGACCGCTGCGCCGACTGGGCCATCCGCAAGATCGCCGACGAGCGCAGCGAGTACGACCGCCTGAAGGCTCTGGCCGACGAGCAGATCGCGGCCATCAACGAGAAAGTCGCCGCCGCACGCAAGCGCATGGAGAACGGCACCTCGTACCTCACGAGCTGTCTGGCCGACTTCTTCGCCACCGTCCCCCACAAGGAGACCAAGACGACGGAGAAGTACCGGCTCCTCTCCGGCACCCTGACCTTCAAGAAGGGCACCACCAAGACCAAACTCGACGAGGCCAAGCTGGTGCCGTGGCTCAAGGCCAACGGCTACAGCGAGCTCGTGAAGGTCGAGGAGTCGACCCGCTGGGCCGACCTGAAGAAGCTGCTCAGCTACACCGGCGACATCGCAACCCTGACCGAGACCGGCGAGATCGTGGAGGGCGTCACCGTCTACGAGACCCCGGGCATCTTCACGGTCGACGTGTAAGGAGGCACCGACATGGCAGAAACCAAGAAAACCGAGGCGGCCGCTGCTGCGGCCCCTCCTGAAGCCGCCTGCCTGACGCTCCGGCAGAAGCTCGTCGAAATGCGGAAAGCCTGCCCGGAGATCGTCAAGAAGCAGCACAGCGACGGCGTCAGCTACAAGTACGCCAAGATCTACGACGTGTGGGAGAAGATCACCCCGATAATGAACGAGCTCGGCGTCGACTTCGACGTCATCAGCGAGCAGGCCACCCGCCACGCCGAGAACGGCGACCCGGTCTACTGGATCACCATGCAGACCAAGACCCGCAACGGCGATAAGCTCATGTTCCTCTACGAGGCCGACCTGACGATCCGCTGGCTGAACCTCGACAACGACGACGAGACCATCGAGGCCACCGTCCACGCCGTCGGCTGGAACGATGACCCGGCCAAGGCCAAGGGCGCAGCCCACACCTACGCACTGAAATACTACCTTTTCGAGAAGTTCACCGTCGACCAAGGCGAGGACGACCCCGACAATAGTGACTTCGGCGCGCAGGGCAAAGGATCCGGCGCTGGAGGCCGCCAGCAGGCCACACAGGGGCGTCAGGGGCAGAGCTCCGGCCGCCTGAGCGACGCGCAGCTCACGCGCCTCTACAAGAAGGCAGAGGCCGCAGGAATGACCAAGGAGCGCACCAACGCCCGGATCGTGGAGAAATACAAAAAGCAGGATCCGGCCACCCTGACCCGCCAAGAGTACGACGAGATCTGCACGTCCCTCGACAACGCAGCCGCGCAGCATAACCAGCAAGGAGGAAATGCCTAATGTATAACCACACCGGCCTCCAAGGCCGTCTAACCGCCGACCCTGAGCTCAGATACACGCAGCAGGGCACGGCGATCACCAGCTTCACCCTCGCCAGCGACACCGGCCGCAAGACCAAGGACGGCAAGAAGATCACCAACTTCATCGAGTGCGTCGCATGGCGCGCGCAGGCCGAGTTCGTCTGCAAGTACCTGAGCAAGGGCCGCCTCGTCCTCGTCGAGGGCGAGCTCACCAGCCGCAGCTACGAGGACAAGGACGGCAACCGCCGCAAGGCCGTCGAGATCACGGTCGACTCCGTCCACTTCTGCGACAGCAAGAAGGACGGCGGCCAGAGCTCCGGCAGCGACTTCGCCGATCCGGGCTACTCTGAGAGCTCCGGCGACTTCACGGAGATCGAGGGCGATGGCGACCTTCCTTTTTAACATGACCGCCGGACGACCGGCAGACGACCAAAAACAGGCCACAAACCAACGACCACAGAAAGGAGGTGACGACCGTGGCATGGCTGCAAGTGCATCAGACACTCAAGGATCACCGCAAACTGTTCGACGCTGCTGACCAGCTCGAAGTCGAGCCGCCGCACATGATGGGGCTGCTCGTCTCGTTCTGGCTGTGGGCCCTCGACAACGCCCCGACCGGCAGCCTCTCGGACATCACGCCGCGCATGATCGCGCGGGCCGCTCAGTGGGACGGAGACCCTGAAAAACTGGCGAAAACACTGATCCGGGCGGGCTGGATCGACGAAAAAGAGGACGGAACGCTCGAGATCCACGACTGGTACGAGTACGCCGGCAAGCTGATCGACCAGCGGCAAGCCGAGAAAGAGCGTTCCCGCAGCCGCCGGGCCGCTGCTGCGGCGTC